TGCAGTATCATCTTGGATATAATCCCCAAAGCCTCTCATCCTTGCAGGTACTAAACCTGCACCGCGCCCACCAAATATCTCCTGGTTACTAGCTCCAATGCCGCCAGAACTTTTAGTAGATTGAGTGAGCGTTGGGTGGGGAAAATCCCCATCCCAATGTGAACCTGTTTTCCTTGTGGTAACTAAAGCATCTGTTTCTACTCTTGAGTTTCCTGTACGACTGAAAGGAGGGCCGACTGTAACTGTTGGGGCAATTCTTTCCCCCTTTTCTCTGCTCGGTGGAGTATCCCCAGACAAGCTTTCTGGCTCAAATAAAACACTTGCGGCACTTCGCCAGTCTCCAAGACATCCGACAACGAACACACGTCTGCGTCTTTGTGGAACTCCGAAGTATTGAGCGTCCAACACTCTGTAGGCGAACCCATACCCGATTTTCCCCATCGCTGTGAGGAAGGTTGAAAAATCCCTTCCGCCGTTTGAGGACAAGACGCCAGGGACGTTTTCCCAGACAAGCCATTTGGGTTTAAATCTGTCAGCCATTGCAAGATAGGTGAGCATGAGGTTGCCCCTTGGGTCCGATAATCCTTTCCTAAGTCCGGCGACGCTGAAGCTTTGACAGGGTGTTCCGCCAACAAGAAGCTCAATTGTTTTTTCATTTTTCCATTCCTTAAATTTTGTCATATCTCCATGATTTGTTATATGTGGATAATGATGTTTTAACACTTCACTTGGAAATGCATCGACTTCACTAAACCATTGGGGCTCAAAGCCTAAATCGTGCCAAGCAACTGTGGCAGCTTCTACGCCAGAACATACTGAACCATATTTCATTCATCTTTCTCCTTTTTAAAATAAACATGCCTAACAGTTTTCTTGCCACCTAACGCTCCAATAAAAGGCGGTTGGTTCTCAGAAACCCTATCAACTAAACCTTCATTAAACAAAATGTTTAATTGTGGAGCTACATATGAAACACTTAATCCAGTATTCCTAGCAATCATTGACGTTGTATATCTTCCGCCGCGCCCTACAGACTTTAATATACGCTGTTGCTTTACAACGCTGTGTTTGCCTGGAAAGTTAGTTGATTTAAAACCAATGGCTCTGTTAGCTGTATTTTTAAATGGGCTCTGCACATGCCTAGAAGGTGGCATTCTTAACCCTAGCCTTATCTGCTCCTTTTCAAACTTATGCAGCCTATAAGAATACCAAATCTCACCCCAATGTTTACGATCAGTGTTCATTAATCTTTCTTTGAGTTGATCGGTATTTTTTGGTGGTCTTTCAGCTTGCGCTGTAAGTTCTCCAGTATCGCTTGCTGTTCTTCCAGAAACCACTTGTAATACTTCCGATCCCTGGTCGGGTCTTTCAAATCCTCTATCATCAACCTGTTCATTTTTAGAATTCTTGTTGTCATTGCATATGCTTCTGAAACTTTCATTTTTATCTCCATTCATTATTCCACAAACCTTTCAAATTTACCCTCACTATTTATTGGCGGTATTACCTCACGTTGTTTTTTCTGTAATGTATTAATTTTGTTTTTAAAAACATCATTTAGAATATTTTCTAAATGTTGTTTTGTAAGCAGCTGTTTCTCGCAATTAACATAACCATTCCATTTTTGTTTGCTCATTTTTTCAATCCCTTTTTACGATTTTTTCATTTTATTTAATTTATATTTCAATCCGATTTTACGATTTTTTCATTTTATTTAATTTATATTTCAATCCGATTTTACGATTTTTTCATTTTATTTAATAAAAATTTCAATCCGATTTTACGATTTTTTCATTTTATTTAATTTTTCCTGCACTCTCCTTATCCTGCCATAAATTTTTTAATTTTTTTGGTCGAATTTTTGGTTTTAATTTTGGAAAACTTGAAAAATTTGTTTCAATACATTGACCCATACTATCAGGGTATTTTGCATAAATTTTTTCATATGCTTCTGGCAATGCGTCGCCGCAAAGCCATGCGTTTTTATATAAAGTTTTGTCTTGTATTTCGACGCCGCTTATAACGTAAGTTAAAACTAAAAAAGTATAAAACATTTTATTCACCCCAAAAAAAACCTTGCTCGCAAATTAATGCAAGCAAGGCGTTAAATTAATCTTCAATAATTTCTAAATCATCTAATTCTAAATAATCAACAATATCCAATTCACGCATTGGATAGAAACGCATTTTCTTGCCATTATCGTTTATTATTGGTTTTCCAAATTCATCAATAATATTTAAAATTATTTCATCAACTTGGATTTGCCACCCACTTTCAACCGCGAGTGAAAGCCAAGGTTCATTCCTTACAAGATTATTCTTCATTTTTCATGTGCTCCAATGTAAATTTAATTTTATCCATGCATAATATACCCATTGATAATTTTTTAAGATTATCGCCAATAAAATAAAGCTCTGTAACATTTGGCTCATTGTTTGAATTATCTATTTCAGTTAATTTTTTAATTTCATCGCCTAAACCTTCATATTGTTCATCAATAAAATTCGAAATTAGATACTCAATGAAGTGTAATTGTTCACTTGTAGCAACAAAATCAAATGTTTCGTTTTTTCTACTACGATCAACATTCATAAATTTCTCTTTAATTTGCCAAAGTTTTTCGTGTTCAGTTCTCATTTTTTATTCTCCTTGTTATCTTGTTTTTTTTGCGCTCTATCCCATGCAACGCAAAATTGTTTAATCCATAAATTTTGATTATCATTTAAAATATTTGGGTCGTTTAAATATTCCATAGCATCAATGCATTCAATATTTTGATCAATACAATATTTTAAATAAATTTTTGTTAAATATTTTGTATTAATATTATAATGTTCAAAAGGACAAACGGCAAAACGTCCAGTTTCATCAGTGAATGGATCAGTAATCCAAACGCCGTTATGTTCAAATTCTAAAAACTTATAACTTTTTGCAAATGTAATAACTTCTTGGAAATCATCAGTTTCTAATAAGTTGACGTCATCGCATTCGTCTAAATGGTTATAACCATCAGAATTTGTAACCATAAAGCGAGGCGCTAATTTATCGGTATAACCATAAATATTTTTGGAATTTTGTGCGCGAATTTTTTCGCAATGACTATCAACCCAAATATGCAAGCCGTTGACTTGAAAACTTGCCAATTCGTCATTACTATAGCTAGTACAAGACCAATCATTCGGAATTTTTAAATCATCGATATAATTATCAAATCTCATAACTTTACCTTTCTATCAATAATTATACCATCGAAAAACGGCAAAGTTTCGCCTTTTGGCGTATCAACAAACCATTCATAATCCTTTTGATAAACCCCAAAATCTAAATCAAATTGATTACTTGTTTGGTTCATTTTTCTTTTGGTGGTTACAGTTTCATAACCGCCGCTACGCAATTGAATGCAATTTTCATCCCAGAAAACTACAGTTGTATTTACATAAACAACTTGACCTTTATTATTATCACCTTGGAAAGTTGTTCTATAATTACTTAATTTGTTCATATGTGGCATTGTTTTTTTCTCCTTTTAACAATGTCATTATTATATAAGCATTTATTATATAGTCAATATATTCTTTATATATGTTTTAGTTGACAGTAATAAGTTATATCTATAAAAATATAGTTATAGGAAAAGGAGAATATAAAATGACATCAACAAAATTAAAACGCATTAAACGTCGCCGCCAGGTGAGAAATGAAATATTGCTTATGGGTTTATATGATTTCGCAACACTGGCGTTATTTGTTGCAATGATGATTGCAACTGTCTTTATTATTGCGGGACATTTATCATGATAAAAGATCAAGAATTAAAATTGACAAATAAAGAAGTTGTTAATTGGTTTGGTAATCGCGGTTATTGTTTAGAAAAGTTTAGCGGCTTAAAATATAAAGCCGTTACTAAGCAAAATGAAAATTGGCTTTTTATTCTTGACGATTGTTTTGAATATGAAGGTTGCGATGAAATCGAGACTTATTGTTTAGATAGTGATTATTGCGAACCATATGACGCATTTAATGCAAACGGCTTTGATTGGTCGATTGATAACTTACTTAATAAAATTGAAGTGGATGCATAAAATGGATAATGAAACAAAATTTATTGAATTTTTACAAGCCGCAAGAAAGCCAAACGATAAAGATTGTTTGGCGTCTGATTTTTTAAGGCACATAATAAAAGAGCCTGAATTTTACGGCGCTTTTGAAAAGTTTACATATGAAATGATTAGAAGTGGAAGAAAACATTGCTCGCCTTGGATGGTTGCAAATCGTGTAAGATGGGAAAGCCATTTAAAATCAGATGAAAAATATAAAGTTCGAAATGATTATATTGCACTTTACGCAAGATTGTTTTTGGCGCGCAATATTCAACATCATAACTTTTTTAAAACTAAACCTATGAAAAGGATTAAAGGATTATGATTGATAATGTATTAAAAACTTATAAAGATCAAAAAGACTATTTTTTTAGCTTACATCATAATTTAAACCATATAATTGGAGAATTAGAGCATTTGCATAGAGCTACTTTTTCATCAAAAGGTGAAAACCTTGTATTAAGTCAAAAAGAAGTAAAAGCAATTAAGACTGCAAAAAATCAACTATTAAAAATTTGGAGGGCGTAAAATGTCAAAAGAAAATAATAACACTGTAATATTATCTGATGATGAATTAAGAAATCATGAAGCAAGAAAGGAATTTTTTGACAGTAGGTTAAAGGATCAAGAATTCAACAAGCGTACTTTATCGCAAATGACAACTAAGCAATCCAAATCAATTACAAAT